GATGTTGTCCTCGCCCTGCCGGAGTGGGCGCTCCTCGCGGCCCAGCCCCCCGCCGAGGACGACATCGCACTCGCGCGGCAACTTGCTCAGGTGTCTGGGCCATGTCACGACCCGATGTGCGCGGGATGTGTTGCTGACCGAGCGATGGCTATTCTTGAGGCGTTGACGGCCGCACGGCGACTGTGACCTATATGACCTGTGCGAAATGTGGCGATTACCTCGACGCCAGAGTTCGACCGGGTTATGTGCCGACCATCTATGGTTGCGAACCGAGGCACGGCTGGCGAATCGTCGTGCTCTGCGCGAAGTGCTGGCAGTCCGAGCCAGAAAGCCAGCCAGCGGCGGCGGCGAAGGAGGGGAAGCCGTGAGGACAAGGCCGTGTCCGATCACGCAGGGCTACTGCGACGATCCCGAGTGCGGGCCGGCGTGCGTCCGCTCGATTCCTCTGCCTGCCCCCGCGCCCGAGGGCGGACGGCCGCTGGAGATGATTGCGCTGATCATTAACACAGACAAGCCAGATGCCGCGAAACTCCAACACATTGAGGGAATCGTAGAAGCTGCTATGCGCGCTGGCGCAGCAGAACGGCAGCAGCCCCCACCTGCTGCCGCCGACGCCGGACGGCCCGCGCTCCGGGCGCAGATCATGGCGCTGGAGCGGAAGCGTTGGACCGAAGACGGCATGGAAGGGACGGACGCTGGTAACTGGGTGAGAGTCGCTGACGTGCTGGCCCTACTCGGCCCTGCGGACGGCTCAGGTACGTAAAGAGGGCTTACCCATGAAGTCAGCCCGCGGGATCCTCTGCCCTCGCTGTAAAGGCAATAACTCGGAAGTCATTGATGTCCGGAAGTGCCACGGTCACATTCGACGCCGTCATCGTTGCAATCAGGAGGAATGCCAGCGGGTGATTACCACCAGGCGCATCGCCGGCAAAGATCTCCCAGTCAAAGGCGTCCGCTGGACCACCTATGAAATCACCCCCAGGCAAACACCCCCAGGTGTTCCACGTGGCACACACACTACCAGTTGTATGTGTCACAAGGCATGGGAGGACTGATGCCAACCTCGGCCTCACGTCCATGTCCGTGGCCACGCTGCTCCAACCTCCAGCCCTGTCCTACCCATGCACGCTCTACCGATAGGGCCAGGGGCACAGCGCACCAGCGTGGCTACAACGGCGCGTGGTTAGCCTTTAGGCCACAGTTCATCGCTGCTTTAGTACAGGCAGGCATCCTGCCCGTCTGTGGGGCAGCCCTACCCACAGGCCCTCACACCCAGGATAGCCAGTGCCAGGCACAAGGGCTATTCACCTACACCAGCACTGATGGCTCGAGCCTACACCTCGACCATGAACCCGAGTTGCAAGATTGGGAACGTCACAACGTGCGCGCAGTATGCGATCCTGAACGTATTGTTCTGCTCTGTAGGGAGTGTCACGCACAAAAACGTAAGCGGGGGGTAGCGAAGTGTTGACGGCGTCTACCTTCCCAAACCGCTGAGCAGGCTCGGACCAGTTTTCGGGGAAAGATAAGCAATGGGTTACGAGAACTCTGGCAGGCGACCTCAGCCGACGGCGCTGAAGATGTTGCGGGGCAATCCTAGCAAGACGCGGCTGAACCAGGATGAGCCGCAGCCGCCTAGGGGTGAGACGGTGAAGCCGGTTGGGTTGTCGCCGGGTGCGAGTGCGGTGTGGGATGAGTTGGCGCCTATTTGTCTGGCGATGCGGACGCTGACGCCGGCAGATGTCCGGCCGTTCGGGAGCATGTGTGAGCTCCAATCCACCATGCAGGAGACGTCGGCGAGGAAGTCCGGTCGGGAGCTGTTCTGGCTCGAGGCGCAGGACAGGAACGACAAGGACTCGCCGGTGGAGATTGTGATTGATGCGGTGCTGAAGCTCGAACGGGAGACGGCGACGGCGCTGCGGCCGTACTACGAGTTGTTCGGGCTGACGCCACAAGCGCGGGCGCGGATGGCGGTTCCGAAGGTGAAGGACGAGGCGCCAGAGTCGAAGTGGGCTGGGGTGCTGAAGTAAATGGCCGAGACGGCCGCGGCGCGGGCGATCCGGCTGGTGAACCAGTTGACCCATACCAAGGGGCCATTCGCCGGCCAGCCGTTCAATCTCCGTCCGTGGCAGGTGTCGATCCTCAAGAAGCTGTTTAAGACTGGCAAGGACGGCCGTCGGGTCTACCGCCAGTGCCTCCTGATGCTGCCCAGGAAGAACGGCAAGTCTGAGATCGCTGCGGCACTGGCGATTTACTTCCTGTTGTTCGATGGCGAGATTGGGGCCGAGGTCTATTCGGCGGCAGCGGACAAGGACCAGGCCGGGCTCGTGTTCCACGTCGCCGCGCAGATGATCCGGAACGATCCTGAGCTCCTGGCGCAGTGCGAGATCATCGACTCCCAGAAACGGATCGTCCACAGGAACAGCGGCAGCTTTTACCGGGCTATCTCCGCCGAGGCGTACAGCAAGCACGGGTTCAACGCCAGCGTGGTCATCTACGACGAGTTGCACGCGGCTCCGAACCGGGAGTTATGGGACGTGCTGGCGACGTCGCAGGGCGCGCGATCGCAGCCCTTGATGCTGGCGATCTCCACCGCGGGGTACGACCGGCATTCGATCCTGGGCGAGCTATACCTCCATGCACAGCGGGTGCTGGAGAACCCAGCTATTGACCCAACCTTTCTGGCGATTCTGTACGAGGCGCCAATCGGAGCGGATTGGACAGACGAGCGGGTGTGGAAGAAGGCCAACCCGGCGCTGGGGGATTTCCGGTCGCTTGAGGAGATGCGGGTGGCGGCAGCGCGGGCCAAGGAGATCCCGGCGCAGGAGAACGTCTTCCGCCGGCTGTACTTGAACCAGTGGACGGAGCAGGCGTCGCGCTGGATTGCGCTGACCTCGTGGGATGCGTGCAACGTGGTGACGGCATGACCAATTACAGCGAAGCGCTTGAGTCTAAGTTTACGGCGCTGAAAGATTCCTTGCGTGCCAAGGCTAATGGATATGAATCCGACGGATTTCGTCGGACATGGGGTCGCGCCGAGAGAGCGCTGTTGCGGTGTGCTGAGCCTTATTACTGGTCCAAACAAATTACCGATGCCGTACTGTTGTCGTCGGTTGATCTGCCAGCCGATACGGCTATTAGTTTGGAACGGTTCGCCGAAGGTTATGCCGGGTGGTTTTGGTTTGAAAACATCGTGGCATTGGAGTCGATTACACCGTTTCAAGGGATTCTGTGGACTCGGCAATGCATAAACGGCAAACGAGACGTTTGTCTTGCTACGTACGCCAGACGTGACGGCTATGTCGAAGTGGTGGACTCGTTCTACCTTGAGGAATTAAAGACACTGCAAGAGTGCGGCGGTGCGCCTGTTGCTATTGATTCCGAGCTAATCGAGCGTCAAGGGTTGGGTGGCATGGACATAGAACACAACCCAAGCAAAGCGCTCAGTGTGCTGCGGCTGTTCATTGCTCAGACGCTCTGGATAGAGCAGCGGATCTTGATAACGCCAAAACAAACGGCAGAGAGACATGTTCGTCGCAGGCTTGAAAAGGTAGTCATAGAACCAGTTGGCATCAAGGTTGTGCATCTCAGGAGAGCCGCCAACGAATCCGGCCAAGTACATGGAAATGGACACGTTGAATGGACGTGTCAGTGGATCGTGCGCGGCCATTGGCGCCAGCAATTCTATCCCTCTACCGGCGAGCGTTCCCCTCTTTGGATTATGCCGTACGTTAAGGGGCCAGAAGATGCGCCGCTAAAGGTGCCAGCGGCGACAGTTTTTGCTGTAACCAGATGACCTCCGCTGACTACCGCCACGCGCTCAAGGGCCGGCGCTGCTACGTCGGGATGGACTTGTCCAGTACGCAGGACTTGACTGCGCTCGTGGCGGTGTTCCCAGACGATGACGGCTTCGATGTGTTGGCCCAGTTCTTCGTGCCCAAGGAGCGCATCCACGATCGATCGCTGCGGGATCGGGTGCCGTACGAGCAGTGGTCAACCGATGGTCACCTGACGGCCACGCCAGGGAACGTGGTGGATTACGAGTACATCCGGAAGGCGTTGAACGAGTGGGCGGCGGAGTTCGACGTGCGGGAAGTGGCCTTTGACCCGTGGAACGCCACGGATCTGGTGACGCGGCTGCAGGGCGACGGGTTCACGTGCGTTCCGATCCGGCAGGGGTTTACCTCGCTGAGTGCGCCGACGAAGGCGCTCGAGAAAGCCATTCTCGGGCGGACGCTACGGCACAACGGCGATCCGGTGCTGCGCTGGTGCGTGTCCAATGTGTCCGTGGAAACTGATGCGGCTGGCAACCTGAAGCCGTCGAAGAAGGCATCGACCGAGCGGATCGACGGCGTGGTGGCGCTGGTGATGGCGATCGACCGGATGGAACGCGGGCAGGCAGCCAAGGAGCCAGCTTATCAACTGCTGATCATTGGAGGGACGCCACGATGAGTGATGAGCCTGTCCACGTCGTCCGCCGGCCACCGGGGCGCCCGCGGGTGGCGGAACCGTTGGAGCGTGTCTCAACCCGCCTGCCCTTGCCGATCTATGACCGGCTCGTGGAAATTGCCAACCGGGAGGAAACATCAGTCTCTATGCTGGTCCGGCAACTGCTCATCTTGCGTCTGAAGTAATTTCCGTCCTAATCAATCCGATCGTCACCGGCTGAGCCCCACGCTATACCCTAGCGTGAACCGCGCCTATTCCCTACTGACCATCAAGGCTCTGGACGCCGATCAGCGCGTCATCACGGGCCTTGCCACAACGCCGACCACGGATTCCTACGGGGACATCGTGGAACCAGGCGGCGCGGAATACAAACTCCCGCTCCCGCTCCTGTGGATGCACGACTCCAAGTCTCCGGTCGGCGAAGTGTTTGCCGCCAAGACCAAGTCGGACGGCATCGAGATCAAGGCGCGGATCCTCAAAACGGACACGCCTGGTGCGCTCAAGGATCGTCTCGATGATGCGTGGGAGTCGCTGAAGATCGGGCTCGTCAAGGGCCTGAGCATCGGCTTCCGGTCGATTGAGGAAACCTTCAACAAAGAAACCGGCGGTTTTCGGTTCATCCGCTGGGCCTGGCACGAGCTCAGTTGTGTGACCGTGCCGGCGAACGGCGATTGTTCGGTCCAAACCATCCGCGCCGCGTTTGGCGCTTCTTCGCCCGTCAAACCTGCCGGCGTTTCGGCTTCAACGCGCGTACAGCGCACGGAACGCCCAATGGCCAAGAAGACGTTTGCGGATCAGATTGCGAGCTGGGAGGCCACGCGAGCCTCGAAAGCCGCCAGGCTCGATGAACTCCTGACCAAGTCCGGCGAGGACGGCGTCACGCTCGACGTGGCGGAAGCCGAGGAACACGACACCATCAGCGACGAGATCGCCAAGATCGACGCGCAGATCACGCGGCTGCGGGCCGCCGAGGCGCGTGACAAGGACACGGCCAAGCCGATCGTTGGCACCGATCCCGATGAGGGCACGTGCTCGCGTGGTGTCATCACCGTCGACAAGAAGCTGCCGCCCGGTATCGCCTTCGCCCGCTACGCGATGTGCATGGGCATGGCCCGTGGCAACACGTTCGAGGCCAAGGAACTCGCCAAGCAGAACTACGGCGACGATGCCCCGATGCTGATCAAGATGATCGAGTTGCAGCAGAAGGGCGCGATCGGCGCGGCGAACGCCCAGACGGCTGGGTGGGCGAGTGAGCTCGTCCCCTACAACGTGATGGACGACTTCATCAACTTCCTCCGGCCGCGGACCATCCTCGGGAAGTTCGGGCAGACCATCAACGGCACGACCTACCCGTCGTTGCGGACGGTGCCGTTCAATACGCGCGTCTCCGGGTTCAGTTCGGGCACGTCGGCCGCGTGGGTGGGTGAGGGTTTGCCGGTCCTGCTGAGCAAGGGTGTCAGCATGACGACGTCGCTGACCTGGTCGAAGCTCGGCGCCCTGGCGGTGCTGACCAAGGAAGAAATCCGGTTCAGCAACCCGAACGCGGAAGCCAAGGTCCGAGACGACTTGGTGGCGGCGCTCGTGCAGAAGATGGACATCGACTTCATCAACCCGGCTCGAGCCGCGGTGGCGAACGTCAACCCGTCCTCGATCACGTATCAGACGACGCCGATCCTCACGACCGGCACCACGGCGGCGGCATTCCGTACGGACTTCGCCACGCTGGTCGGCACGTTCGCTACGGCACTCCTGCCGCCAGACGACATCGTGATCATCATGTCGACGGTCGATGCGCTGAACATCAGCCTCATGATCACGTCGCTCGGCAACCAGGTGTTCCCCGGGATGACGATGAACGGCGGGTACCTCATGGGGTTCCCGGTGATCACGACGACCGCGATGGTCGCTACCG